GATTGGTACAGTGTCTTGTCTTTGCGTGATGCGACACCAATACGTGTCAGCGTCTCACGGACCTTAAGGAAATCGTCTTCCTCACCCAGCTTTACTTCAATTAAACTATCGACTACGTTCATTTCTAACTCCACCCTTATCAAGTTTATTTTTTATTGTTTTCATTTGATCCGGGGAAAGTAACTTAATTGCGGCTTTGGCCTTTTGACGGTTATAGCCGTAGTAAGACATTACCAGTTCTAAATCACTATCCTTATCTTTTTTCACCCATTTTGAATACCGCTTACTGGGTCGTACAATATTTATTAGAAACGAATATTGTAACTTGTTGTCCAGACCATGATTGCAGTTCATCATGTTGGCCAGTTGAATGGTATCCTGGAAGTAGGATAGTGACTTGTTGGTAATGAATGCGTTGTAGCTTTTCTCTGCTAACTGGTCATTCTCGGTACCCTTCATAAGATTCTTCTTAGAAGAGTTAATAGAGTTTACAAAATCAAACGGTGTCATCCTGTTTTCTGCCCTTCATAATAATTTCGGCAGACTTATCAAAGAAGTCTGCACATTTCTCACAGATCTCAAGAGAGACCACGCCATCATCGGTATTCAACCGCATTTCATGGAACGGCACACACTTGAGATACTTATCTTCACACACGGCACATGTTTTGTTCCAGTTGAACCAGGTCATAGGAACTCACAGTCCGCCATGATTTCGGTGAGACAGGCAGTCAGGTTGATTTCAGGATCAGCTGCAAATGCATTCTGATACTGGTACTTTGCAAGGTGGAGGACTAAAACCGGTATGGAGTCTGGCTTTATATAGTCCTCCGCCTTGTCAAAGAAGGCACGGAAGAACTCGGTCGTATCCATGTCAGACTCTGCAACCCATTTACGCATTGCACTAAAGTTACGATCCTTTAGATAGCTAATGAGTTTGGCAAGTGCAGTATCTGAGAAGTTGGATAGAATACCCGAGTCAATGTTACCAGTAGCCGAATACTGCTGGAGTTCATTGAGAACACGACGCCAGTCGGGGAAGTGCTTGGTCAGGACCTGAGCAACAACCGCCTTCTCGAACGGCACGTTCTCCTTCTCGAGGATAACAACCACACGCTTCATGAACTGAGCTGCAAGGGTTGCCATCTCTGCCTTAGAGATCTTGAAGTTGATGACCGAACACCGTGACTGCAAAGGCTCGATGATACGATCCTTAAAGTTGCAGGTCAGGATGAAACCACAGTTAGCCGAGAACTCTTCCATAAAATTACGAAGAGCCGGTTGGGTAGACTGTGCGTTAAGATAGTCAGCCTCATCGAGGATAACATACTTACGACCACCGGATAGAGAGATGGAGGAGGCGAAACGAGCAATGTCGTTACGTAGTGTATCGATACCACCGTTCATAGAACCGTTGATAACGATATAGTCACATCCCAGTTCCTCACACATGGCCTTAGCTACTGTTGTCTTTCCGACGCCAGCAGAACCGGACAGGATGAGGTTAGGGATATTCTTCTGATCGACAAACTGTTGGAATACAGTCTTCAGATGTGTGGGAAGGATAGTGTCCGCAATAGTCTTTGGACGGAAACGTTCGGTCCAGAGGAATTCTTCTAACATAATATAATCTCCATCATAAAGTAAAGTGTCCGTCGCGAAGTCTTAGCATCCACGGACTCTGGCTTAGAGGACCAGCAAACCATTTAACCGTCGTACTTGGAGTTAGATTCGACGGCAATCCAATATTCTACAGTTTCACCCTTGAAGTGGCTAAGACCCTTTGACGAGATGGATACGTCATACTTACCAGGAATCAACTTGATGTTATCCGAACGGAATACCATACGGAAGTTTGCATCGGTCTCACCGACCTCAACGCTGAACGAGTCATTGGTTGCACCCTTGGTGTCAACAGCCTGAAGCAGGATACGACCTTCGATGCCGGTCACTGCAATGTCAGGAAGTTGTGATACACTCAGTGCCTTCATGACACGGTTAAGAGCATCCTCGGTGAGAGTGAAACGAACTTCAGGATTGGGCAGTTCGATTTCCTTATCAGGTGCAACCATGATAAGTGACGGATCGCTGAACGCATACTTAAACTTGTTACCACCCTCAGAGATCTCAACATACGATTCCTTAAGAGTCAGTTCAGGCTCATTGAAGAGTGAGACAGTACCGAGGAAACGGCTGAGGTCGTAGATTGCAAACGTCGAATCGAATTCTTGATTGAGGAATGCACGTGCAAGAACAGACTTAGTAGGTGAGATCGTTCTTACTTGGTTGCCCTGTTTAATCATAATGTTCTGATTAATAGACGAGAAGTTCTTAAGGATCTGAGTAGTATTCGTATTAAGCTTCATAATATATCTCCATGTTATAATGACTTATCCGTAGTCATTTACCAGTATAGCATGACTGCGGATAAGTGTACATCACTATTTTACTTTTTCTTCTTTAATTGACCGACATCAGCCGTGGCTGCTGCACCGATCTGAGCCAGGTCAACAAGGCTACCACCGAAGACATACATGCCGACGTGTTGTAGTTGCATCCATGGGCAGAACCATACCTTCATACCAGCATTACGTGTCCACTGACAGAACATGTAGTCTTCCGACAGGTAACGCTTCGTGTCTGGACAGATAGGCGTATCGAAGAAGGCCATGATCTCACGTGAACCATCAAAGTGTTCTGTGCGAACATGGTCAGGCTTGTACATCTGCTGAGGATAAGCTTCAGCAAACTTGTCGAAAGTGTTACGACGGATCATCATGAATCCGGTACCAGCTTCGAGAACTTCAACCGGTTCACCGAGTGGAATCTCACCACGATCACCAGCAGGATTGAAGACATAGTCGCCTACATACTTCTCAAGCTGATTAGGATCTTCATCGGCGAAGCCCTTGTCAACTGCAAGCTTGATCTTTTCCCAGCTGATACACTTCTTTGGATAAGGACCTGCGATGATATCATAGTCATCATCTTCTGGATTCTGCGACTGTAGAGCAAGCAATGCAATCACGTCGTTGGCGTTGAAACCGATATCCGAGTCGATGAACATCAGGTGGGTGTCACCTGAACGCATGAACTCGTCAGCACAGTAGTTACGTGCACGAGTAATCAGCGACTCATTGAAGAGGAAGTAGAATCGAACCTGAATACCGTAGTGGGTACATAGTGCCGAGAGATCGGCGATTGAGCGAGTGAACATGCCGGCGCACTGTCCGCCATACATAGGAGCCGCTACAAAGAGCTTGCGCTCACGCAACTTTTCAATTGGTACGTTAATTTCAATTCCCATAATTAATCCTTATTTTCTGTGTCATGGACGTGGAGTTGCATAATTGCATAGTGGATAACCTTCATCAGGTCTTTGCGCCATTCGGCTGGATCGCCTTTGCGACCGTAACGCTGTGTGTACTTCATCATATTCCCGATATTGAAACCGGTGCCGTGGCCTGCATCAATGATGAATTCTGTTGCTTGGAATTTATTTCGGGAATAATGCTGATCGTACGTAGCATCAATGTAAGACTGAATTTCTTTGAGTGATTCGCCTTCATTGTATTTATACTCGATTAAATGCTTTGCTTTAATTCCTGGAATAAAAGTTGCAATGGTTCCCATTTTACCAGGAGGGCCTTCGGTTCCAGGTATACCAGTTGCATTCAAAGTAGATCCATGTCCTATTGTAAGTTTTCCTGCATCGCTCATTTCTTCTTCAATCCTTTTTGCGCTCATTATATAAAAAAGTCCTCTAGTGTTGATGGTTTAGTTTCAGACAATCCGCTCCATTTACGACCTTGCCAGTGTGGATAGGAATCACGGGAAAGATGGACAGACTTTGGTTTCTCCATGTGAGCAAAGTCAAGTTCACCCTTATCATTCATGAGGTAGTCAACCCATTCAATGAAGTTGACACTACCTTGTGCACAAAGTTTCTTCATCTCATCCTTGAAGATCAGGCGAACAGTCTCACGATGTTCCCATGCACCGTAGAACGGTGTACCCTTATAGTAACCAGTCTTCGGCAATGCACGAGACTCATTCTCGATAGGTAGCAGTTCATAGGCATATACCTTGGCCAGATCTAGTTGAGATAGTTGCTCATAGTATCTTTTAGCAAGATCACGAGTTGCCTCTTCAGGATTTGCCTGACGCATCAGATGGTGACGCACATCGATGTTGCCAAAGTAGAACTCAGCAATCTCATGATGCGGTTGAATGAACGTACTCAGACCTTCCTTGAGTGCACCGTGTAGAGTCTTGAAAGGCACTGAGTTAACAAACCAACCTGGACGATACATGCAGATAGCATGGCTATCACCGGCAACCACCTTTGTTGTTGCCGTCATCTGCCTAAGAGTCACAGCAGTATTCTCGATACGCTTCAGGTTTTCCCAGTCAACCTTTGCCCAGTCAGGATGGATATCACCCTTCATACGTGGCTCGAGCATCTCAGAATATTTAGGATGATCGATCCACAACGATTTCACAATACCCTTAAATTGAGAGTAGCGAATCAGGTTGTCGATATTACCGTAGTTTTTCATTCCACCAAATAGGTTAAGAGATCCACCCCAGTCATTGCCGTGATAGACACAGATAGTATCGAATGAATTGATATCAGGATGGATATCACCAGTACGGTCTAGATGTACAGTGTATCCGGCATCCTCTAACTGGTCTGCATATATTGCCGCCTGGGCTGCACGATGCGAATGGATGTTAGACGATATGTGGGTGAATGGGGATGTGATTAGTATGCTCATATTATTCACTATACATCAAGTTGGGCAAAATGTACACATTTTTTTGGCCAATCGCGATAACTATTTACGCGATCATAGATGGTAGGATCGTTGAG